GAAGACTTATGTCGAGAAGAACTTCCCGGGTGCGAAGGTAAGGTATGGCGACACCGATTCTGTGATGGTTGAGTTTGATGTTGGGGACCGAACGGGTGAAGAAGCTGTCAAATACAGTTGGGAAATCGGTGAACGCGCAGCGGAAGAGTGTAGTGCCCTGTTCAAAAAGCCAAACAACCTGGAACTCGAGAAAGTGTATTGGCCCTATTTCCTCTATTCAAAGAAGCGGTACGCCGGCAAGCTTTGGACAAAGGGTAAAGATGCCCAGATGCATATGGACTACATCGATATCAAGGGGCTTCAAGTTGTTCGACGAGATAATACTCCACACGTCAGGGCAGTTTGTAAAGAACTCCTCGATGTGGTTCTCAATGCCCCCGATATAGGTCCACCGATGGAACTCGCCAAAGAACGAGCGATAGAACTTCTTTCGGGTGATGTACCGAATGAAAAGTTGATACTCAGTAAGTCACTTTCCGACAGTTATAAGGTGAACGGAGAATCAGTGTCAGTGACAGGTCCTAGAATTGGTGAGATCAATCAAGCTCACGTACAAGTTGTTCATAAGATGCGTGATAGGAAACCTGGTTCTGAACCACAGTCTGGTGATCGTGTTCCATTTCTACTGACGAAGACAGGTGACCCCAAGGCTAAGGGATTTGAGAAATCTGAAGATCCCAAGTATGTGGAAGAAAACAACATTCCAGTTGATTACCATTACTACTTCGTAAACAAGTTCCTAAACCCGGTGTGTGATCTTCTTGAACCCCTTTTTGATGACCCGAAACAGGATATCTTTGGGGATATCATATCTCAACACAAACCTAAAAAGAAGGAGACTGGTCCAGCACTCAGTGGTATGAAAAAGGATGACCTCATCGAAGAGTGTAAGAAGCTTGGTCTCGATCAATCTGGAAAAGTCGCCGAGCTACGCGAACGTATTAAAAATTTGAGAACACCAAAAACAGAATCGATTCAAGACCTATTTAAAAAATACGAGCAATCATCTAGTAAGGAATGATGTTGCACGATAAAATCACAGAATTGATTGAACAAGAAGTCAGTGAGCGTGTAAGTACTTTACTAGGTGAGTATGCTGAGACTATATCTAGAAAGCATGCAGTTCCTCTCAATATACTCTTGAGAGATTTACCATCCGTCGCGACTGTATCACTCTGTAAAGGTATAAAGTCTAATGGACATCGCTGTCTTTTCAAAGGAAGTGAAGATGGATATTGTAGACATCATAAAGTTCAAGGTGAAAAAATTAGAATACGATCACTCTCGAGTTCGAACCTACACACACACGGTCCAGAAAAAATGTTTGTTAGAGGATGTCCGGGATGTGAAAATTCAAAAGGGCTTATAGATTTGGGTTCTGTACTGAACAATGAGTAAAAGTGGTATCCTACTAACATCAATCAATTCATTTTATAACCAAGAGGAAAACCGAACTAAATTAATAAACATTTTAGATAAATCAAGTGGAATATCTCTGCGAAATCTAGAATGGTTCATCACAAACTATGCAAAGAAAAATAACACTTCATATACGACTAAAGATGGAAAGTATTTTACAGTCCATTGTGCCTACAAATCTAGTCTCGATGGATACAGTAAAAAATTATTCGACCCATTTTGTCGTTCAGAAAAATTTGCCTATGAAGTTCCTGGTACATCTCATGAAATTCAAACAACCTTGGCACAGTTGAATTTCATCAAATGGTGTATTAAGAATAATATAATTGATTATATTTCCACGAATAAGGGTTCATTGTTTAGTAAGCAACTGACATAAATCCGCGGTCAAATACAAACGTCTGATATCCAGTGTAGTACATCTGTAAAGTGTAAGTTTTAGTAGCCACATCAACCAATGACCCCTCCCTTGTATCCAGTTTCACTTCTATAGACGTCTTTTCAGACTGTATCTGACTAAAATCCAAGTTTCCCGATGGTTCCACATTAATAGGATTCATCGAGAAGCTGTATGTATAGATATTTCTGTACGGTCTCGCAAGTCTATTTCGGAAAGGAATGAGGTATTTGTAGTAACTATGATTTGTATTTGAAACGTTTGGTAGTTTGTTCCCGTTGATGTAAAAACTCGCATTTTGCATGATCGGCTCGAAGAATGTTTGAACTTCATCAAAGTTTACGTTCGAAGAAAAGTTGAAACGATTTTGGGAATAATAGTTCTCTGGATCACTCGGATCACCTATCGCTACATTTTCATTTTCATACAAAGTGTTTCGTAAAAACCAATGTATACATTTGACTGGTATATTTGGAACAAGGTTTGTTCGAATGGTATCTGTACCAATTTCACTCACCGTTGTGGGGTGTTTTCTAACAAGGTCTGTGATGAATGTTTGTCTCTCATTCGCGAGGTATTTTCGTTCATCTGGATTGACAGTGATTTCTTCTGTGATGAGTTTGAATTCAGTAAGTTCTAGCAGCTGTGTTCTATCCGTAAAAAATGATTGTTTATGAAAATCTAATTCGAATACAATCTTCTGTCTATGTATCGCACACACTGGGAAATATGGACGATTTGGTTTATTTGAAGGGTATTCGTCACTCGCAAATTTCCTTGAAAAGAAAAAGTGAAGAGGAATCATGAGATCTGAATCATATTGCGCGAGTGATGGGTACACAGTTGAATCGTCATAGCCTATGTTTCTATTCACAAGAAATCTATTCGCAACTTTTTCAGAAATTTCAAGGTACAACTCATCGTAAATAATTCCCCAATCGTCATGAACTTTTTCAACTTCCAAGTCATCGACATACATCGTGATACTTTTAAGGATATGCCTCCCCAACTGGTCTGCGTAATTACCTACAGTTGGATTTCGAAGTCCAGGCATTTTTACACTCAACCACATATTACTCAAAAGATCACCCATATTCTGTGGATTAAATTCAACCTTGATTGTCTGTCCGAATGGCCAATTTGGTACACCAGTGGGGTTGACAATATTTCGTGATCTGTGATATTTCCGAAAAGTTGAATGTACTTTATCCTCCTTATAATTAAAGAATGATTCTTCTGGGTCTTTGGAAAGGAGGTGTGTATCCTGCTTTCCAATAGCTTTGAGGGAAATTTTAGCAGCCTCACCCATATCTACTTACTGCTCACATATTTTTAATATCATTCTTCCACATCGTAATGTGACTGGTCTTCAACATCTTTTCTAGATCCTCTTTCGCCTGCGTCGCCTCTGCCAAGAGTGCGTTGACACGTTCCTCTGTGTATTCAACCGTTCTCGTATTGAGGAGATAATCCAAGTTTCCGTCAATATTGGGAAAGATCGAGGACATCTCTGTCTCAAGTTCCACCTTCTTCCTTTTGAACACCACGAGTTTACCCTCGATGACCATCGATACAAACTTCGATTTGTGGTCGCACATATCCGCCCGCTTCTCGAGGACATCGATGAGGTGTGCCTTCCGCTTCTTGTAATGTTCAATGCGGAGTTCGATAAAGTCTTGAAGAATCTCTTCAGGGCTCGCGTACTTGTGAATACCCTTGGTGGGATGGAAGAGATGCATGTTGGAGACACGGAAAGTCTTCCTCAATTTGAGATCCTTGAGAAGATCCTTACCTGCATACTCTGTAATTTCGAAGTGAACATCCTCAGTCGTCGAGTTGTTGGTGTACCCCCCGATCAACTTCTTTTCAACGAGACCATCGAGGTACTCCTTGTAATCCTGCGTCCATCGCCCTGGGGGGAGTTCAGTCACCACAATATTACTTCCAGACCAATTCCAAACACCTTCCATCATCCAGGTATCCTCCTCTTTGTGGACAACCCCCTTGAAACCCCTGAACCAAGGTCGCATACTCACAAACTCTTCCCCTCTGAGATATCTCTTAATGTTCTCCTTGATATCATCTGGGTTGAATGGAGGTACATAGCAACTGAAACCTGTACCGATACCTTCTGTCCCATTGACCAAAACCATTGGTAGAGTGGGCATGTAGAAGTCTGGTTCGATTGAGCGACCATCATCATCGAGATAATTGAGAACAGCATCGTCCCTAGGATCAAAGATCTTTCTCGCATCCTTGGTAAGCTTCGTGAAGATGTACCTCGTTTGAGATGCATCCTTACCACCCATAAGTCTCGTACCGAATTGACCACAAGGCTCCAAAAGATTGATGTTGTTCGATCCCGTATAGTCATTCGCCAACTTTACGATCGTATCCGCTAGGGAAACTTCACCGTGGTGGTACGCACTCTTCTCAGCCACAAATGCCGCCAATTGTGCAACCTTCATCTCATCCTTGAGATTCTTCTTGAAGCAAGCAAACATAACCTTCCTTTGTGAGGGTTTGAGACCATCCGCCATATGTGCGATAGACCGCTTGAGATCTGCGAGACTGAAATTGACCAAGTCCTTGTGCACAAAATCAGAGATGTCCAATTGCTTCACACTCCCATACGGGACTTCGAGTTGGTCAGCATCTTTCGCAGTGTTCTCCAAAAGCCAGGATTTCCTGGCATCAGCCTTTTTCTTATCAAAAGCAAGAATAATTGAATCATCGGTCATTGTATCCACATCGAATTTGACCGTGAGGTCCTGAATCTTCTTGAAGTACTCCCGAGCTTCAGCTGATGTAGAAGTACCGAGACCCTTATAGTACTTAATCTTCCACCCTTGTTTCCCATCTCCATACCAGGTCCTAAACGCGGAGTCTGTGTAGAAGGACTTGGTTTGTGAAGCCTTCGTAGCTTTGATGATCGGGGTCACCATACTCACAACAAATCCAAGTTTCAAAAGACTGGGCCAGAAATAATGAATCATGTTGAGGATGAGACCCTTGATGTGGGACCCATCATTATCAGCATCCGTCATGATCATTAAGCGTCCATAGCGAAGATCGGAGACATTCTTATATTCCTTACCCTGTTGGAGTCCCAAAATCTTCTTGAGATCATTGAACTCCTGGTTCGATGTCAGTTGGGCCACTGAGACATCTCGGACATTCTTACACTTACCACGGAGTGGGAAGACACCATAGTGGTCGCGACCCACAACTGAGAGACCGGCGACCGCCAAAGTCTTTGCTGAATCACCCTCTGTTACGATGAGGGTACAATCCTTCGAGTGTGCTGTACCAGCCTTGTTCGCGTCATCCAATTTGGGTATACCAGTAATCTTAGACTTGCGGGCTCCATCCGACTTTTGGAGTTCCTTCATCTCCTTAAACTTTGAAAGTGCCAGAAGTTCCTCGGCGATTCCAGTTTTGAGAGCGTTCTTGATAAAACTTTTAGGTGCTTCAAACTTACTCCCAAAACTTTGAGACTTTGAGGTACACTCAGACTTCACCTGACTCGAGAAGGTTGGATTCTCGAGGGTTGCCTTGACAAAGATAGTAAAAGTATTCTTGACTTGTTGAGGCTTCAACTTAATCTTCTTCGCCATCTCATCAATTATACCATTTGCGATAAGATTCGCGGTATGATCAACGTGGGTACCACCCTTATTGGTACAGAGTCCATTCACAAATGAAACCTGTTCCATACCATTTTCAGCGGGTCCGATGCACACTGACCATCGATCAGTATTCATGGAGCACACATCTTCGACACCTTCATGCATTTTAGCATACGCTTCAAAGTTTTGTTTAACGAGAACTTCATCATTGAACTTTACTTTACAGTTTTGTGTGGTACAAATATTCGCATCCCAGACCCGCTTTTGGAAGATGCTATAGATGGTATCGTCCATCTTGGACATCCCGAAACGTTTCCACTCGGGGGTAAAGGTGATAGCGACAGATGACGTAGCACCTGAATATTTTTTGATTTTTGGGGGGTCACAGATAGTCATATTCTTTGACCAAGATTGGGTGTATGTCTGCTTCGTCTCATGGTCCTTGATGACCACAGAGAAATCAGTGGAGTAAATGTTCGCCAATTTGGCACCGTACCCATTACGACCACCGACGATACGCTTTTGGGTATCATCATAGTTGGTACTCGTGAGGAGGTGTCCAAAGACGAGTTCAGGGTTCCATAGACCCTCCTTCTCGTGCATACGAACACCGATCCCACCGAGAGGGCCATTGTTCTCGATGGTCACTGAGCCCACGTCCTTGTCGATGGCGACGGAGATGGAACTGACATGCTTGGGATGGAGAGAGTTGCGGTCGATGGCGTTGACCAGGATTTCATCAAAGATTTTCAAGAGGGCTGGGGAATACTTGAGGTTCTTCTTGGAGAACTTTTCACCGTTGAGAATCCAGTAGGGTTCTGTACCCAATTCAACTGGACCGACATAGGAGTCAGGTCTCTTGAGAACGTGTTCGATATGGGTGAGTTTTTGAACGCTTTCCATACTTTCTTAGTTTTATTACAATTCAAAGCTCTAACTTAGGTAGATTTTCTATAAATCTGTTCACGAATTCCAGCATGTACGAAATCGCTTCCTCACTCGGCTCAATCTGGTTAAACTTGTTTTCCACATCTGGACTAACTGAACCATTCTTCGATGAATTGATTAACATCTTAAACTGCTTGGTATCAACACCATGCTTTCGAGCTTCGACATTGTTATGGAGGAGGAGTTGGGTGTTACGATAATTGAAAACCTTAGCCAGAAAAATAGCTGTATCGTGTGGATCCACTAGATGTTTTCCTTCACATCTAGGAAAAATCTCATCAATCACGATCTTTTCGGCTCGAAGTTCTTCAAAGTTTTTAATTAGCATCTCATAGGGTAAAATCTCGATGAAGTTTTTCTGAAAGTCACCGACCAAATAAATGTGATATTCGTCAAGTGTCATACCAATAACATGTTTCATGTACTCATTGTCATTTTTCATCATCTTATTGTTCCGATCGATACGCGCAGACCCTGTGAGTTTTCTCCATAAGCTCTTGGCTCGATGGGTTGGACACATACAATCGGGTACGTGTTGGCTACAGGGAATGTCATACTGACAATTGTTAATGTTGTATAAGTCTCTGCACAAAGGTCTCGTAGATCTACCGTCATGGTATTTAGTGATCATATCCATACTACAATCAATTTCAGATGTGGGTACCTTTTCAACAATTTTGTTTGTATCAACTTCGGGGGTGGGTACCTTTTCAACAATTTTGTTTGTATCAACTTCGGGGGTGGGTACCTTTTCAACAATTTTGTTTGCATATTTTCGCAACTGAATTCCCTTGTATGATATCGAGTCCCATCCATTGTCCGTCGACCGTTGAGGGAATATAGACATCTTGAACTTTAGAGACATTGTGGATGGTCTATCAAATATCTCATTATTCCACATCAGTTTCCCGTCTTTTAGTAAAGTCACTTTTGCGACAGTGTCTCGGTAGTGTATTTCGAGAACACCACGACCAGGTGGAATCAACCCCGCATCAATGAGATCTTTTAATATGGGTTTCATTTTAGAACTTAATTTTAATATACATTCTTTAGCTACTTAGGCGACAAGTAATCTTTTCTTTGCATAGGATAAGAGATGTACCTCTACCTCATAGCTGCGATTTTCGTACTATTCCTGATGATGCAAAATAAATCTAGGGGTATGAACAAATCAATCGAGAAACTTGTTCGACAGTCTGCTCGTTATGCTACAGCCGCGCAACAGGACAAGTCTCCAGTCGTGGCGATTCTCCATGCCAACTATGCGGCGGCATACTTGTACGCACTCAAGGATATTGCCACAGAGTCACAGATCCATAACGCCACGGGTATAAATGTCAAGAAGTTCAAGGAGCATGTCATAAATGTCCAAGATTCCGTAACGAAAAAGACGACTGAAACGTGCCCAGATTTTGCAGGACAAGTTGATATTTACCTGGCTGAAATCGGGGGAGAAGCCTAAGTCGATGTCTAAAATATGAAAAACTAAGAAAAAAAAATGGAAGTCATCCGCGATGAGATGTGGGAACGATGCCTCACTGATGCGGTCAAAATGTACCGATTCAGTGAACCAAATGAGGCGTGTTACCAACTTGCGAATGCAACATGGATTATGAAAAAGAAGTACCTTGAGCATGAGAAGAAGAAAGATACTAGACAAATCATTGTCATTGACAAACCACCAGAAGTTATCAATGAACAGAGGAAAGCGAAAAAGATTTGTTCTGCCATGACGATGACTGGAAAAGCTTGTAGTTTCAAGGCTATATGTGGGGACTATTGCAAGAAGCATAGTGTAAAGCATGCACAATTGGGAACCAAGGTTGATGTGAGCAAAATTAAAATCAATGATTAATAGAAAGATGATGTTAGACCAAGATAGTCTCAGACCTGTAATAATAGCGATGGCACTTTACCTCACTATACTCACCCTCGTTCCTCGCATAGCTAAAAAGCCCACGAATATTCCAGTCATCGATGACATTGTGATGACGATTATCTCCCAAAAAGGATCAATGATGAGTGGCACCATTCTCATCGGTCTTATCGTCCTCGCCACCAATTACATTCAGGATGAACTCCCGTAAAACAGTCTCTCGGCCCACTATTTTTTTTGTGTGCTCGTGATCCATATACCGCACACGATTGTCATACGCGTGTCTCATGAACTCCAAGAGTTGGTCAAAGTTTGGCTTACCCCAAGTCATACCCTTTTTGAACAGGAAATCATCCTGCTCCAACTCTTGAAGTCCACAGTCGATCGTATACGGTGTTTTTACATACTCGGGTGCTCCACCATAATCTGTGAGAATGACAGCCTTGTCTCGAAGTGCAGCTTCGACGGCACCCATACCAACACCTTCAGAGTGTGAGAAGTTTACGTAACAGTCACAGCGTTCGTGAAGTTGGTCCATTTGTTCGTCACTAAGTATACCATTTATAACTTCAACCCTGGGAAATGGAATGTTTACATCCGTTTTAGCAGTCGCTTTTATGACAAGTCGTGTATTAGGTTCATTTAGACGCGCGAAAGCTTGTAGAACATCACGGAACTTTTTACGAGGATCTGTAATATTCCCAATATGGTAGAATGTGTATGGTTTTTCACGAGGTTGTGGAATGTGTGCATGAAGGATATAGAATTCATTGTCAGGGAATTGTCGAGAGAACACCTTTTTGCAAAACTCACTTGGAACAGCGACACGTTTGAACTCTTTCATTATGAGACCATAATCTTCGTGGACAGTCTCAGTCTCACAAACAGTCATACAGGCGAGATTCTTCACTCGCGTTCTCGCATACTTGATATACTCCAGGTGAGGTTTAATCGGGAGTGTAAAAACGAGACCATGATCACTCTCAGGGAGTTCACTTCCGAATATATGATACGTCGAGTCAGGTTGAAACAATCGGGTATATTTTTGAGCATGATGACCAATACCTGTATTTAGTGCAGGTCCGATCACTATCATTATGTTTAAAGATAATCTTTCTTTTATGTATAGTATAATGGAATCTCTTCGTAAAGAAATCGAACAGGAGATGAAGCGCACCCGTCTCGACAAAGCTCGTCTCTATGACCTTCTTCTCAAGATAATTGATAACGGTGGATCTGGTGGTGCCGGTGGTGCCGGTCCTCAGGGCCCCGCTGGTCCCACTGGTGTCAAGGGTCCTGCTGGTCCC